TCGGCGCGTGGATTGTGTATGGCATCCACCCAGCGATGGTTCTTTACAGCATTGAAAGCAAGCCGCTACTGGAAGCAGCGGCCAATAAATTTGCTGAGATGTTCGGTCAGCTGATGCCGAAGTAGGAGCTTTGAATAATGGACAAAAGTAAGTATAATATATGTGTGGAGACTGTCTTGCGAGTTCCCACTATCTTATTGAGCGTAAAGGAGATTGCGTTATGATTGAAAAACTCACGATCGTCCTTGGTGACGAAACACATGAGATGAATCCAGACGCCGAACTCAAGCTCTCAGAAGAAGACATTAACGAGAACCTGAAGAACCAGCCTTCGCTGTATGCTTTTTATGCAGTGATGCACGAAGCAGCAGAGGCCGAGGTCGCAGATCGCAAGCTCTCGTTGGAGACCCTTGAGGCCATGCTGGATGAGACAGTTCGCGCAGAGGCGGCTACTGCCGGAGTCAAGGTCACAGAGACGATGATTGCCAACCGGATACGTCTTAAGGAAGACTATCTGGACGCTGCCATCGCGCTTAACAAGGCCAAGGCTCAGTCTGGAAAGTTGCGCGCTATTAAGGACGCTTTCGTTCACAGGAAGGACATGCTGGTGACTCTTGCCAGCAACATGCGCGCACAGGCCGATCCCGAAATCTTTATCAAGAAAGAGCAACTCAAAAACAGGTCTTAAGGAGGCCAACTCTATGCCGAAATTTGCATCACCTAACCAGGACCAGGACAAAAAGTTCCTGGAAGAAGAAGCTGCACGAAAAGGCTTCGATTGGAAGACTGTATTCTGGAAGCCCAAGCCGTCCAAGAAGGGCGAAGAGATTGACAATGTCATTCGTATCATGCCTGCGCGTGGTACCAGCGGTGCTACCTACCACCTCAAAATAGGCAAGCACTTCGTCAAGCATGGCGAAAACGACTTGGAGACATTCATCTGCTTGGCCGAGACCTATGGCAAGGCCTGTCCTGCCTGCGAAGAGGCCCAGCGGATTTATGCCGAGGCTAAGGCCATGTCCAAGGAGAACGGAGATCGCCATCGTAAGCTGGCAGCTAAGTTCTCTGTCAAGCGCCTGGGAATCTTCAACATCATTGACCGTCTGGCCTATCAGGACTTCAAAGAAGGCCGACTGGAAAAGCTCCCCAAGGTTCTGATGTGGGAGTCGCCGCGCAAACTGGGCTGGGAGCGCATCGTGCGCAACGTGTCCTCGCGTGGCAGAACGTGGCAGCTGTTCGACCAGTATGATGAGTCTGGAGCGCTGGTCAAACCAGGGCGCGACGTGCTCGTAAAATTCTATCCCGAGTCTGACCCCAGCACAATGTATGACATTCAGTATCTTGACCCGCAGCCGCTGGGAACCGAGGCAGAGGTGGCGATTTGGTACGACCAAATCATTGACCTGCTGCCGGAAAAAATTTCCATCTACGCGAGCATTCCTTATGAAGAGGCACGTATCAAGACCATGGGCAGCAAGGACGAGCGTGACCATCTCAGAGCTGAAAAGCAGCGCATGCGTGAAGAGGCTCAGGCTGCGCGGCGCGAAGCTGAAGCCTCTGCTACCGACGAGCCTGCGGAGACTGGAGTGTCGGAGCCGATTGAAGAGGAGTCAGAGCCTGAGCAGGAAGCTGAGCCTGTCGCTGCTGCTGCTCCTAAACCTACTCCTGCTCCCAAGCCTGCTGCTGCTCCTAAACCTACTCCTGCTCCCAAGCCTGCTGCTGCACCTACGAGTGGCGACAACGAACTCAAGGCTCGCATCGCTGCAGTGAAGGAGCGCATGGCCAAGGGAGGCAAGGCTTAACATCATGAAAAAAGACATCCGGTCAGTGGTCGGGTCAATAGACCTAAGCAAGCAATTTCAAGAGCTGGCAAAGTTCCGTGTCCCAACAGGCATATACGCATTTGATAGAGTGCTGGGCGGCGGTATTCCCGCAGGCAAGCTGACAGAGATTTATGGCGACTACAGCTCAGGCAAAAGCCGCATAGCTGGCCACATCTTAGCAAATACTCAGCGACTGGGAGGTCTGGCTGTCTATCTCGACAACGAGCGTGCCTTGGACGATGGGTTGGTAAAGCTCACAGGCATCAATGTCGAACAGTTGGTCTATCCTGACCCTGACCGGATGTTGACTTCTATTGAAGCGGTGTTCAAAATTATCCAGGACATCATGGCGATGTTTCGCGAAGACCACACCGAAGAACTGCTCACAATTATTTGGGACTCAGTGGCTGCCACTCCAGGCATTGAAGATCTGGACAACGAGTTGGGCATGGCCACTGGGGCCATGCGCCGTGCCAAGGTCATTAGCGACGGGCTGAAGAAAATTATGTCCGAGGTCTATCGCAGCAAGACCTGTCTCATCTTCATCAACCAAATTCGTGACAAGATCGGGGTCATGTATGGCGAGAAGGTTGACACTGTCGGCGGCAGAGCTTTGAAATTTACAGCCTCGGTGCGTGCTCACATGTTCCTTTCTGGCAAACTAAAGAATGAAAAGACCGAGGAGCAGATTGGCGCGAAGGGCCGACTGGTGATTGAGAAGTGTAAGGTCGGAAAGCCGTTCGGAGTGGTCAACTTTGAGATGATGACCGACTCGCCTATTGACCCACACACTGGTCTGCTGGACTATATGGTGCGCCACGAAGAGATAGTTGACGAGGGGCGCGGCTGGTACAAGTTTCCCGAGGGCAAAAAGAATTTCAGGGCTGATAAGTTCCCCGAGCTTTACGACGAGAGGAAGCGGAATGAAAACACTGATAGTTGATGGCAACAATACTGCGTTCCAGGCACTAGGCAAGGCTCCTCTGTTCCACGAAGGCAAGCGCACCGAGGTCATCAAGATAATGCTGACAATGCTGCGCGGCTATCTAGAGCGCTTTGACCCAGACGCGATGGTTGTGGTTTGGGACGGCGGTCGCGACCAGCGTCGCAAGGATGTGTTTCCTGAGTATAAGCACAGGAAGAAGGCTCCCACAGCTGCAGAGAAAAAGGAACGCGACTCGGTGTTTGAGCAGATGCGGGAGTTGGTGCCCATCCTCAGTGGTCTTGGGCTAGAGCAGTGCAAGGTCAATTATCGCGAGGGAGATGACATCATATATAATATACTCGCACAGGAATTTGCATCGCCAGGAGAGCGCATTGTTATCAGCACCGACCAGGATATGTTTCAACTGCTGGCTGAGTTTGATGACGTCAGAATTTTCTCTCCCATTAAAAAACTCATGATAGATTCCGACTGGGTGGAGCAGACGTTTGATGTTCCCATCAGATATTTCACGCTCTATAAAGCACTGGTCGGTGATGGCGGCGACAACATTCCTGGCATTCGTGGCATTGGGCCCAAGAAGGCTGTCGGGCTGATTAAGTTTCTGTCAGCCAAGCACAGCGCTGAGGACCACCATAAGGCTATTCTGAATGTCGTCCACTCGGAAGCTGAGCTGGCTAAGCAGAAGCTGCTGGTGACGTTCATGCCTATTGCTGTAGAAGAAATGGCTGAAGGCTGGATTGAATCAGGCCCAGTGTCTGATGTGGATGCCTGCCTGATGGCAGTCGCGGAGCAGTATGGCTTTGAGCAGATTGCCGAGCGCCATGAGAGTTGGATAAGGCCATTCACGCACTATCACTTGAAGCGAGGTGCACTGTGAAAATCCTTTTCTTCTCTGACCTTCATGCTCACAACTATCAGGACTTCTCCAATTACAGCGAAGGCTCCAGCTCGCGGCTGGATGATGCTATGGCCACTGTGCTGCTCATAGCAGATGACGCAGCGCGGCGCAAGGTTGACTACATATGCTTCGGTGGAGATATTTATCATCTGAAGAACTTTGTGGACAGCCAGGTGCTGCGCTATACGTTTGAGATGTTCAAGCAGCTGGCTGCTGTCGCTCCTGTTTATATGTGCGCTGGCAACCACGACTATAAGAGCTGGGACAAGGACCCAGTGCTCGTGGAGATGGCCAGCGGCCTGCTGGGTGATATTCACATGGCAGAGCGTGCTGAGCTGAAGGAAGGCTGGACGCTATTCACATTTAACTATCGCCGCAAGGTGGAAGACCTACAGCAAATTCTTGACCATTGGAATCCGATACCGAGAAGCATCGGCCTATTCCACCAGGACGTCATCGGTGCCAAATATGGCGGCATCACAGTGATGCGAGGTCTGCAGTCTGAGCAGCTGTCTAGGCTGTTCACTGTCAGCTTCATTGGGCACTATCACAAGCCTGAAGCGTACAAGCCCAATGTCATCAGCATCGGTGCTCCACTGGCCCATAACTTTGGTGACGCTGGGCTGAAGCACGGATGGTGGATATACGACACCGACACACTGGTGTCGGAGTTTGCTGAGAACAATACCGCGCCTGAGTTTATTGACCTGGACGTTGATGAGGCGCTGGTGAAGGCTATCGCTGACAACGGAGCAGCGGCTATCTCTGGCAGACACGACCAGGACTTTTATCGTGTCCGTCTCCATCAACGCGAGATACCGGATGCGGTGCGTGCACTGACTTGGAAGCGAGTGTCGGTGATGGGCTCAGATGCCGAGCAAAAGTCACGCGCTGACATAAAGTTTTCAGACAGCGTTGATGTGCTCGTGCGCAAGTATGTCGAGAACAAAGTCGCTGGTGATTTGGACAAGGAGAGGCTTATAACTCTGGGAAGGAAATACTTATGAAGATCGTCAACATCACTGCGCAAAACTTTATGTCATTCAAGGAGCTGTCGCTGGACGTTCCAGACAGCGGTCTCATATTCGTAGGTGGCGAGGTCAAGGGCAGCTCCGTCACCAGCAGCAACGGCGCTGGGAAGAGTGCGCTGTTTGAAGCGCTGTGCTTTGGCTTATATGGGAAAACGCTGCGCGGCTCGTCGGCTAGTGAGATTGCCAATTGGGCGTCGCCACGCAACTGTCTTGTCCAGATTCAGTTCTTCGATGACCATGACAAAGTATATACAGTGCGTCGCTATCGCAACCACAAGGAAGAGGGCAACGCGCTTTACATTCTCCGCGACGACGACGACATAACCAGTCAGGACTCACGCGCCACACAGGAGCTTATTGAAGCAATTGTCGGCATGAGCTGGATGGTTTTCAGCACAGCGGTTGTGTTTGGAGAAAAGGCTCAGCGATTTACTGAAGCCAAGGACTCCGAGAAAAAGGCTATCTTCGATGAAATCCTTATGCTTCAGCGCTACCAGGATGCGCTTAAAGCGTTGCGTGAAGACCTGAAGAAGCTGCGCGACACGCGGACCGCTCTCATGGCTGGCGCTACATCAGCTGGGTCAACCCACGAGGCCGCGCTGCGAGAACTGGATGAGGCAGCCACTGCTGTTGCAGAGCTGGAGCTGTCGCGCGAAAGCTCACAAGGTCAGTTGACAGTCATTGCCTATGAGCTAGATCGGCTCCGCACCGAGCGCGACGACGTTGATGCCAATCTTCAGTTGGCTCAGCAGGAGCGCGATGCGCTGGATGCAAACAATCGTGAGCTGATGACAACAGTGACTGAGGCTGACCGCAATCGCTTGCGCGTGTCGGAAAAGGCTTCACGCCCAGCCATTGAAAAGCGCATGGAGATAACACGACTGACTGAACAGATTACCGAGACCGAAGCAAAGGTCAAGGCGCTGGGCAAGCTTCATGGCAAAGAGAGCTGCCCAACCTGTCTTCAGCCTATCAGCGCTCACTCCATGGAGAGCGTCAATGCCCACTACCAGCAGCAGCTCACAGCGCTACGAGACAGGCACGTAGCGGCCAGCGCCGCGCTGATAAAGCTCCAGCAAGAAGAGCGCGAGGCTACGGCTGAAGCCAGCAAGATGCTGAACGACATCATGGCGATTAAGACCGACATCGATGGAAAGTTGCGCCGTATCATTGTGGTCATCGCAACGATGTCTGCCAAGGCCAGAGATCTTGGCAACAGAGTGTCTCAGTTGGAGCGTCAGCAGGATTCGCTCACCATGCGCTACGAGGAGCGCAAGCTCGCGCTGGAGCAGCAGGTGGAGCGCGCAGCCCAGCGCGTGGAGCGTTGCGCCGCTGAGTACAACGAGAAGATTGCTGCGGTTGCTGGCTCGGAAATTGATGAGGTCTATCTCAAGTTCTGGGAGGAAGGCTTTGGCAATCAAGGCATCAAAAGTTTCCTGCTGGATGAGATACTCCCAGCGCTGAATGACCGTGTTGGCTACTATGCCTCAGCGCTCATGGGCGAAGGCACGCGCATTGAGTTTGACACCGAGTCAACGCTCAAGGGCGGCGGCTTGCGCGACAAGTTTGACATCCGCATCATGCGCGACGATATCAAGGTGGACTATGTGGCCTGCTCCAACGGCGAGCGGAGGCGCATTGATGTGGCCATCCTGCTGGCGCTTCAAAGCCTTGTGTATGAGCGCAATGCGGCTGGCTGCAACCTGGTTGTGCTGGATGAGGTGTTTGACTCGCTTGACCGAGTGGGAATAGAAAAGGTGATATCTTTGCTGTCAGATGAAGCTGCCAGCAAAGTTGTCTATGTCATATCGCATCTCAACGAGCTGAGAGATTATTTTAGCCAGGAGGTGATTATTGTCAAGGAAAATGGCGTGAGTGAGATAATACAGTGAAACGACTTTATGAATACTATGACAGCTGTGTAGTATGTGGCAGGTCTAAGGCGCATAATTCTTGTAAGCTGTGTGTGAGCTGTGCCACAAAGAAGGCGTGGAGAAGACCTGAACATAAAGCGAAAATGAGCCAAATTTTTAGCCGACCTGAATACAGAGAGAAACTGAGCAATGCTTGTAGAAGATATTATGACAAGGTTGGCAGGAAACGCCTCTACGACCGCTGCTGTGGCTGCGGCAAAGCGAAACCACGCACAGATAGAAAGCGATGCTTGTCGTGCTCTTCGAAGAAGAATTGGAGAAGACCTGGATACAGAGCGAAAATGATAAAGGCTTTCTGTGAATCCTTCACTCCTGAGGTTCTAGCGAAGTGTAGCAATAATAGTCGTGAGATGTGGAGACGAGCTGATTATAGGAAGAAAGTCACAGAAGCTGTTAGGAAAGCTCGGAATGCTCCTGGTATAAAAGAAAAAATTGATAAGGCCATTCGCAAGGCTTGTCGTCGTCCTGAGGTCATAGCGAGAAGAAAAGAGGTTATGAGTCGTCCTGATGTTAGAGCGAAAATTAGTAAGTCAGTAAAAGAGTTTATGAGAAATCCTGAGGCCAGAGAGTGTCTCAGTAAGACTATACGAAAAAAGTGGAGATGCTCTGATTATAGAAGTAAGACAGCTAAGGCTATTCGCAAGGGTCAGGCTACTCCTGATGCTAAGGAAAGAATGCACATAGCTAATCTAGAGGTCTGGAGACGACCTGGACATAGGGACAAGCTCTCTGGTCCTAATGCTTCTGGCTGGCGCGGTGGTATTTCCTTTGAGCCATACTCAACCGAATGGCACAACAGACTGAAGGACACCATACGTCAGCGCGACCATTGTCGCTGTCAGGAATGCGGTGCAAGAAGAAATGGTAAGAAGCTTGCTATCCATCACATAGATTATGACAAGAAAAATTGTGACCCAGAAAACTTGATTACACTTTGCAGCAGATGCCATGCTAAGACTAATGCAGGGGACCGCCCTCGCTGGACTAGATATTACCAGAGCAAAATAAAATCAATATATAGAAGATTGTCGCAGAAGTCAGTTATACTAGAACAGCAGGAGGCATCAGCATGAGTCCAGCGCATTCCTTCTCACAGCGGGAATATGATAGATGGGACGGGCCAGCTAAAGAGGCTGGTGCTGATTTACTGAAAGCGCTAATTGAGGAATTTCAGATTGAGGTTCGTGAGACACCACGAGAGCACAAAGACATAGACCTTAAAGTTTTTGATGCCCAGACTGGGGAGCCAATTATTGAAGCAGACGTTGCTGTGACAAAAGTATGGGGAGTGTGGCCTGTGACAATATTTGGGCACAAGGACAGATTCTGGCGTCGTGACCCCAGCAATCATCTGATTTTATTTAACCAGAATTTAGACGAGGCACTTGTGATTGTCGGATCGCATATTCTCAAATCAGATATCGTAGTGGAGCCTCGCTGGAATCCCAGAACAAAGCAAATGGAGCCAACAAAGCTAAGAGCTGTGGAGCGAGAAAACTGCCAATTGTGGAAAAGAATTAATGGTATATGGAGTGAGTTATGAAACCAGGCGGCGGCAAAGCAAAGGGCAGTGCATACGAGCGGCGCGTGGCAGAGATTCTGACCAAGGCTTATTATCCTGACAACGACGGAAAGTTTCAGCGCATATACAGCCATCCCATTCCGACCAAGGGCGCTCGTCCTGGCGATCTGATGGCGATGCGCAGATATCGTATTGCTGAGCACGACGAGCAGATGGTGGTTGATGTCAGCTGGCCATTCAGTGTTGAGTGCAAAAACTATAAGGACGTGAAGCCAGTGTTCTGTGGCCTGTACTGTGCCAACTCAGCAGTGTGGGACTGGATGGAGCAGGCTGAAGAAACAGCCAGCCAACTGCCGCACCTTTCTGGCGACGACAAAATGCCACTGGTCGTGTTCAGACTTTTCCGCACAGCAGACGTGGCAATGATAAATGGCACGACCTTTGGCAAGCTGCACGCTCTATTTGGATTTTATCAGAAAACCTACTACACCGCATGGCGTCAGTGTCTGCCAACGTCTCATGCGCTGCACTTCTTTCTGCTCAGCGAGTTCTTGGAGTGGATAGACTGGGGAGTATATAAAGTTTCCTCCTCGCAGAAATACATTCGTAGCATTATCAGAAAGGGAGAGTAAGATGAGGCATTACAGGTTTAGAGTTTATTTCAAGGCTGAAGCGCCGCTGGGAGCGCAGACCATTCAGCCAGCCATAGCTACGCGCATTCATAAACTGGGTGAGCCATTCCCGTTCCTTGGTGCTGGCTGGAAGATGGTGGATGCTTGTCTGATGCTTGGTATCAAGGACGCTGATGGTGTGGAGATGTGCGAAGGCGACATCATCCAAATGGCCAACAACGAGATGGGTGTCATCCATTTTAGCGAGAGTGATTGCTCGTACAATATTGAGTCTGGCGATGAGACCTATGCTGTTGGATTCAGATTAGATGGCAGAGTTGACCATCGTGTCGTTGGTAGCAAGTACACTATGACAGGCGTGCTGCGCGACATTATCAGCAAGAAGTGCAGAAAAGAGCACGAGGTGGAAGATGAAGACTGACCTGGTATATCTCACAGCCAAGTTAGATACGGCACTGCTCGTATCTGGTAAGCAGACAGTGGTGAATGGCGAGGGAGGCCTGACACGTACAGAGCTGAGGTTGCTGGAACGGCGCGGAATAGTTGAAAGGCTACGCACCGAGCATCGCAAGTGGAAGGACGTCACTGGTTCTATACAGTACACATACAGGAGAGTCAGACATGAGCAACAAAGGTCACATTCCAGCAACCCCATTGCACCCAAAACAGACGCGCTTTGAGCAGCTGGTTCAGACGCTGGCCAATTTTATTGTGCTGGCTGAGCATGCGCGCACAAAACTGCGCCAGGAAAAGCGCATCAACTCGCAGCAGGAGTTTAAGCTACTCACCGAGATGAGCTTTGCGCGTGGTGTACTTATTCACATGGCTCAGGTTCCTCAGTCGGAGTATATGAGGATGGTTGAGATGGCTAAGGCCAGTCCTGACTATGAGAAGAACGCTGAAGGATTCTGCAATGACATCGCGCCGCCAAAGTCGCTGCTCGTGACACCAGAGGAATTTGCGCGTGAGCAATCAAGGATGCGAGGATGACCGAGCAAGTTGGCATTGAGGAGCTGTTCCCTGACGGCCAGTGGACTAGCGAGGAGGAGTATCTTATGCGTTGCCCCATCTGCGGCGACAGCTCCCACAACCACTGCTATGTCAACGTCAAGAAGCGACTTTACAATTGTCACTATTGTAGCGAAGGCGGCACTCTCAGCTACCTGCTAAGGCAGTTCGGAGGCGGTAGGAATATTGAGCTGGTTGAGACGCTGCGCCACGTGGTCAAGCGCACCTATGAGCCAACAGACTTTTGGAGCTTCAGCGAGCTGACTGAGGAGAGCAACTCTACAGGTCAGCAGGCACTGCACTATCTCAGCCAGCGCGGCATTGCTTCATACGAGGCCGAGCTGTATCAGATTCGCTACGCTGACCAAGGTCGCTACGCAGGTCGTGTTATCATTCCTATCTTTGACAAGAATCGTGAGCAAGTGGTGTGCTTTTCAGCTCGCTCGTTCACTGGTGCTAAGCCGAAATATCTTTTCCCATCTAAGGGAGAGACGCTGCTGACAAC